GACTCACACAGCGAAGATAAAAGTAAATGTCTTCTAAGGTATATGTTGTCTTTGAAGATGATGAAGATAGATGGTGGTCGTTTTTCTTAAAAAAGGAAGTTCGGCACTGTTATTTGATAAAACCAACAGGAAATGACTTCATTGTGTACGGAAAAAACTCAAAAGGCTTTGATTTGTTTACGGTTAAAGACGAAAAGAGTATAATCGAGGGCATATATACGATAAAAAGCTATATACCTAAACAATGTAAGCGTCCGTTATTTATGCTGAATACTTGTGTAGGCCATACTAAGCAGATATTAGGAATCAATAATCCTTTTATTTTAACTCCATATCAATTATTAAAACATCTGAGGAAACAATAATGGGATTTCTAAAACGACCTAAAGCCCCTGAGCCAACAGCACAAGAACTAGCTGGTGTAGCGCGTCAGTCTCGTATGCTTGATGAAGAGACAGAAGAGATGGAAAAAAGATTAAAGGCGGCGGCTAGAGGAAAGCTAGGGTCTAAGTCATTGTTAGCTAAAGCTAAAAGTTCTACATCTGGCTCTAGTCCAACAAGTCGTGGTGGCGGTTATGGTGCTGGTGGTACTGGTAGAGCTTCTGCAAATAACTCATTTCTCAGTGGTGCCAGTGGTGGGGGTGTTAGTAGCCGTTTTGGTTCTGGGGCTGGAGTAGTAAAGGTCAGTAAAGTATGAAATTACCTAAAGAGTTAGGTTCGTTACACGATTTAAAAACAAGAGAACAGAAAGCATTTCAAAAGATGGCTTTATGGCACGATCTTCTTGATGATGCTTATGAATACTTCCTGCCTAACCGAAACCTGTTTGATGATTATGCAACAGGCCAGAGAAAGATGGATAGGATATTTGACTCTACTGCTATTGAAGCTATCCAACAGGGTGCAAGTAAACTTCAAGAAAACATTGCTCCTATCTGGGGAAGCTGGGCAACCTTTACTCCCTCTACCAGTGTCGTAAATTTGTTAAACTCTGGTGAGTATGATGTATCAGAAGAAGAGATTAGAGCTAACCTAGAACAACAAGCTGTTATTGTTTTTGATTACATTAACCGATCTAACTTTGGTACGCAGTTCTTTGAACACGCACTAGACCTTTTGATTGGTACAGGCACATTAAGAATTGATGAAGACGAAAGCGATGATATGCCCATCATCTTTAATGCTATTCCGCAGAAAGGTATTGCCTTTGAAGAAGGGCCACATGGTTCTATTGAGACTCATTGGCGCAGATTTACTGTTAAGGCGCGTAACTTAAAGCGTATGTGGAAAGGATTTAAAGCGTCTAACACTGTTAAGAACCTTATAGACAACCAGCCTGATGCTGACGTAGAGATTAGTGAGGGTGTGGTATATGTACCTTCCTCTAGGACTTACTACGGTTGTGTATGGGTTACAGCAGAAGATAGAATTAGTTGGCAAGAAGACTTTGGTAAATCAAGTCCGTGGGTTACTGGTCGTTATTCTAAGGTAGCTGGAGAGATTCGTGGTCGTGGCCCTGCTATCCAAGCCCTTCCTGATGTCCGATCTCTCAACAAAGTAAAAGAGTTTGTCCTACAGAAAGCCGCTATTGACCTATCAGGTATGTACACTGCTACTGATGATGGTGTGACTAACCCCTACAATATTGTTATAAGTCCCGGAGTTGTTATTCCAGTAGGTTCTAATAACTCGTCTAACCCTTCTATTCAGCGGTTGGACACAGGTACTAACTTGCAACTAGCGCAATTTGAGATGAATGAGCTACAAAACTCTATCAAACGTGCTTTGTTTAATGATTTGCGTGATCCTACTGGCCCTGTTCGCTCTGCTACTGAGATTGCTATTGACTCAAGAGAACTAGCCAAACGTATTGGTTCAGCCTTTGGAAGACTACAGACAGAAGTATTGGTTCCTATCCTAAAGCGTGTTGTTCACATCTTGACTCGTCGTGGACTACTTCAGCCTATCCAGTTAGATGGTCGTGATATTGAGATTAAATTCTTATCACCTTTGGCAAAAGCACAGGATGGTGAAGATATTATCAATGTCCAACAAGCTGTTCAGTTTGTATTGCAGAATGCTGGCCCTGATCAAGCTAAGATTGGTTTCAAGCTAGAAGACTTTGGTACATGGGTAGCCTCTAAAACTGGTATGCCTGCTGAGTTAGTACGCACTCCAGCAGAGAAAGCACAGATTATTCAGGCTGGTGCTGAAGCGGCACAACAAGGCATAGCGACTTCACAAGCTCCGATGCAAGTTCAATGAGTTGGTCAGAAATTGATCAATCTGCCGACCCTGCTCTTGCTAAGAAACAAGCAGGAATACGCTTACAAAATGCTTCTGATTTGGCTAAGTCTTATCACAGAGCCTTTACAACTGAGGACGGTCAGCGTATCTTGTCTGACCTGACTAAGCGATTTGTCTACGATAACGACACTTCCTTTGGATCAGGAAACATTAATTATGAGGCCGCATACCATAATGGGGAAGCTGGAGTAATTAAGTTTTTAATCAATCAAATGAAGCAAGCTGAAATATTATAGGACTACATTATGTTAGATGAACAGGCCGCACCAGAAGCACAACCAGAAGCACAACGCGATACCCTGCTAGATCAAGCACAACCTAGTTTAGAAGCAGGAGAGTATTTTCTTACCGATGGCATCAAAGGTACAGGCGATACCCCTGAGTGGTTGAACACTGAGAAATATAAATCTGTTGCCGAACAAGCTAAAGGATATGCTGAACTATCCAAACGGTTTGGTGGATTTAAAGGCGCACCTAAAGACGGTTACGCTACCCCTGAAGGTGTTGAGAAAGACGATGCTCTATATCAAGAGTTAGAAGCATTTGCTACTAAGACCAATATGAATGGCGATGCGTTTAGTGAAGCATGGGAATTGTTATCCACACAAGGCCAAGTAGCAGAAGAGTACAGTCAAGAAGTAGAGTTAAGCAAGCTAGGTGACAATGCTCAAGAGCGCATTAAAACTGTTGAAGGGTTTATGAAGAACAATCTTGATGCAGATACTTACGAGCAAGCCAGAGGATTGGTTAACAATGCTGAAACTATCCAGCTTGTTGAGATGCTAGTAAGGGCAACTGCTCCTACCAAGCTTCCAATGGAGGGTGGTCACAATCCAGAAGGTTTGTCTAAGGAAGCTATTGAAGCAGAAATGTTTAGAAAGGATGAACACGGCAATCTATTGAGAAGTGTAAGTCCAGAGCATAACGCTAAAATTGCAAAAATGTGGGAAGCCTTTGGTGGCGACCAGTAGTAATCCATTGATTCTTATGGGGTAAAAGGTGTATAATCCAAACACTGGATACCCTTTTCCCAAAGGCCCAGTAAATTTAGGTTGAATGCTGACCAATTTTACTGGGTACTCAGCTTAAACCTTGAAAAACTATTTAATTTATTACTCTTTTTCGAGGACATTCTTATGAGTAAGACTCTATCGTCCGTTGCAGTCACAGAATTTGACTCAATGGTAAAACACGCCTATCAAGGCACAGGGCTATTGAAGCCTGCTGTTACTATTCGTAACAACGTAGTTGGTGACACTTATAAATTCCGTCGTATGGGCAAAGGCCTTGCTAACCAGAAGTCTACTTCTGATTTGGTAACTCCTATGAACGTAGCACACGAATTTAAAACTGCTACCCTCACTAACTGGAACGCTCCAGAATACACTGACATCTTTGACCAAGCTGATGTTAACTTTGATGAGAAGCAAGAACTAGCAAGCACTATTGCGGACGCTATTGGCCGTCGTTGTGACCAACTTGTTATTGACGCTCTAGATGGTTCTACGCCAGATGCCGCTGATATTGTTCATGGTGGTGTATCTTTGACTATGGCTAAGATCATTGCCGCACAGGTTTCTTTGCGCGGACAGAATGTACAAAACTCTAATCTTTATGCCGCTGTTAATGCCGCTGGACTTGGTGGACTTTTGAATGATGAGAAAGCAACATCTTCTGATTATCAAACAGTTAAAGCTCTTGTCTCTGGTGACGTAAACAGCCTAGCTGGATTCCAGTTTATCATTCTTGGAGATCGGACAGAAGGTGGCCTAAGCGTTACTGCTAACACTGTTGACTCTTGGTTCTTCCAACGTGATGCTGTTGGCCTTGCTATCGGTATTGATATGAAGACTTCTGTAGATTGGGTTCCAGAGCGAACTTCATATCTATGTAACGGTATGCTTAAAGCAGGCTCAGTCGTTCGCGACAATGGCGGTCTGGTTAAAGTTGAATACAAAGACAACGTATAAGGAGAGTTATTATGGCTTTTGCAAGATCAGGATTATGCCGTATTGGCGGCTCAGGAACAGGTGGTTCAACTTGGCAGTATTCTACTGCTGATGCTAAAGCCGCTATTGTTACATCAGGATACATGAATTCCGCTTATGACGAAGTAGCTTTGGGAGACGTAATCACTTGTGTTACTTCTACTACCCCACCTACAGCTTTTGTCACTTATGTTAAGGTTCGTGCCTCTGCTGTTGTAGCATTAGCTGGTGGTTTAGTAATCACTGCGTAAAGTAGTAA